GAAGTAGACTCGAATGTCGATCCAATTGATCTTACATTTGAAAGTGTAGATACTATTGTACTAAATCAGATCGAAGCAATTGATAGCGATACTATTGACAAACGAATGCTAATGGAGATATATAGGGACCTCGGACGTAATCTATGATTAAAATTAAAGACATAACCGTAAAAAACTTTATGAGTGTGGGCAACCAGACTCAAGCAATTAACTTTGACAAAGGCGAACTTACTCTTGTGCTAGGTGAAAACTTAGATCTAGGAGGTGACGATAGCGGTTCTAGAAATGGCACAGGTAAAACTACTATTGTTAACGCACTAAGTTATGCAATATACGGTAGCGCATTAACAAACATCAAACGTGATAATCTTATTAACAAAATTAACGGCAAAGGAATGCTTGTTACTATTAATTTTGAAAAAGATAATATTGCTTACAAAATTGAAAGAGGGCGTAAGCCTAATATTTTAAAATATACAGTTGACGGTGAGGAGCATGAAGAAAGTGCTGATGAAAGTCAAGGCGATAGTAGACAAACACAAAAAGTAATTGAAGACTTGTTTGGTATGAGTCATGATATGTTTAAGCATTTAGTTGCACTAAACACATACACTGAACCGTTCCTTGCATTAAAAAATAATGATCAAAGAGCAATTATTGAACAGTTACTAGGTATTACATTACTTTCTGAAAAAGCAGATGCGTTGCGAGAAGAAATGAAACGCAACAAAGATGCTATGGGTACAGAAAATACTAGAATTGAAACTGTTAAAATTTCTAACGAAAAGATTCAACAAAATATTGAGTCTCTAGAACGCAAACAGCGTATGTGGAACGACAGTAATCAAGAAACTATTGATCAATTTGAGAAAAGTATTACTATCTTGCAAGAAATGGATATTGAAGCTGAGATTGACGCACACAAATGTTTAGAAGAATACAATAAACAAAAATCTCAATTAGCAGAAGCAACTCGATGGATAGCTAGTATTGAAGCTGACGATTCTAAACAAGAAAAAACAATCTCTAAACTTGATAACGAAATTAAACTTTTAGAGGAACACAAGTGTCATACGTGTGGACAAGAATTACATGATGAAAAACAAGCAGAAATTTTAAAAGCAAAAGAAGATCAAAAGAAAGAAGCAGCATTACAAATTATTACTAATAGTTCACAGCTGACGGAACATTTAGACGTTGTTAACTCTATTGGAGAACTAGCTTCTTGTCCGCCTACACAGTACGATACGCTTGAACAAGCTCTTGGTCATAAAAATACTGTTGATGGGTTTGTTAAAGACTTACAATCAAAGAAAGACGAAACTAATCCGTACTCAGAACAAATTACAGAGTTACAAGATACTGCTATTCAAGAAGTAAGTTTTGATCTGTTAAATGAATTAACAAAAGTTAAAGATCATCAAGAGTTTTTATATAAACTGTTAACAAACAAAGACAGTTTTGTTCGTAAGAAAATTATTGAGCAGAACCTTGCATACTTAAATCAGCGAATTACATTTTATCTAAGTAAAATTGGTCTGCCACACATTGTAGAATTTCAAAATGATTTAAATGTTACAATTACACAGCTAGGACAAGACTTAGACTTCGATAACCTGTCACGTGGTGAACGTAATAGACTTATTTTGTCTATGAGCTGGGCATTTAGAGATGTGTGGGAAAGTTTATATCACAGCATTAACTTATTATTCATTGACGAACTTGTTGATAGTGGCATGGATAGTGCAGGTGTTGAGTCTAGTATTGGTATTTTAAAGAAGATGACTAGAGAAAGATCAAAGAATGTATTCTTGATTAGTCATAGAGATGACTTAACCAGTCGTGTTAATCATGTACTTAAAGTAATCAAAGAAAACGGATTTACATCTTATAGCAATGATGTTGAAATTGTGGAATAGCTATGGCTACAGACTCTCATGATGAAATGATTGAAGCGTTTCAAAACTACTTTAAGTGGCAAGATCGTTTTGAATATCATGATAGTGATGAGGCTGGCATCAAGGCACGTTTTTGGTTAAGCGAAATACGAAAACATGCAAGTACTAGGAGATTAGAAATACAAGATAAGCGTACAGATAGGAAAGTAGCCAGAAAGGGCATGATCGGTAGACCCAAGAAAGTAAGTACTACTGATGACGACCCCACAATGGACATTCCAGAACAAAATAGTTGAAACACTTCCGGAAGGATGTGAAGGTTTTGTATATTTGATTACAAACCTAACTAACGATCGCAAATATATAGGCAAGAAATTAGCAAAGTTTAAAACTACTAAACCACCGCTAAAAGGCAGAAAGAATAAAAGACGTGGGTACAAGGAAAGTGATTGGAAAACCTATTGGGGATCATCAGATAACTTACTTGCAGACGTAGAAAAATTAGGCAAAGATAAGTTTACCCGGGAAATAATTCATTATTGTCCCAGCAGAGGCGTGTTAAGCTACTTAGAGGCTAAAGAACAATTTGATCGTAGAGTACTAGAAACTAACGATTACTATAATGGCATAATCAATGTAAGAGTAGGCAGTTCGAAGGTCTTAACAGAGGCACTACAAAAAATAAATGGCTCTTAATTTTTATTTTATACACAACTATCAATAATACACAATATATCCTCAGGCAGTACGAACAGCAAATAAACCGTTAAATAAGCCCGCCACGGCGTTGTTATGTGGCCCAAAGTCCGTTCTGATGTGTGACGGTAAGGAATTCTGGTTAACGGCAGAGATATGACAGCACTATCCTTAACAGGACGATGATTGGATACGCCTAGAACAACCGGTTTGCTGTATATTAATAAAACAAATTTTCTAATAGGCTAAAAGAGCAGGTAATTCCTGCAGGTTTACTATGTAAGGTAGTATTTGTATAGTAAACTGCCGTTGTAACAACGAAACTAAGACGGAATGAGTAGGTATCGGATAACCGCCTACGCTATGTTTAATAAAAGCATTGTAGTTCTAATACTATTGTGACTGTGCGAACTCAGATGATGTTCAAAATTCATTCTTGGCCCGGTAACGGGCTAATTGTGACCATACAATCTAGATGATGCTAAAATTGCTTCGCAATTAATATTAATGTTTATTTTTACACTATTAAGTATCTAGATAATTAAAAGCGAAGCATAAGGCTTTGAGCGAAAGCGAAAAAGCAGAACAGCTTTAGCTGTTCTTAAATAAATAACATATATGAATACAAAGTATAGAGGTCTCTTAAAATGCGTTTAAATGAAATTCTGATTGAAAAACAACTTGACGAAAAGCCTATGGGTTTTCTAAGTAAGTGGGCAAACAAGCTAACACCTACTAATGCTGCTACAGGTAGACTGCAGAGTGGCAAGGAAGCAAATGAACTTAAAAAACAATTTCAGATATTTCTTGGACAAAGCAGACAAAAAGCTGAACCAGAAGTTCTTATTAAATGGCTAGCTACTAAAGGGTATCCAACTAAGGGTGCTGAAGCAGAAATGCAAAAAGCTACTACAGGACAAGTAATTGGTAAAGCACTAGGTAAAGGCGTTAAAGCTGTTGGCAAAGGTATTGCAGCAGTTGGCAAAGGAGCTGCCAATGTTGCTAAAGGCGCAGTAGCAGGAGCGAAAGCAGCAAATCCAGCACCAGTAGCAGTAGATAAAAACTTTGACAAGACCCAACGCATGGGTAACTTTGGAAAAGTTGGAATGCAAACAGCATCAGTAGATTTTACAAACAAAGATTCAATCATGGAAGCACTTAGTGGCGGCCAATTAGACAACATTTTTCTTAGAGCGGTTGGGGACAAGTATGCCCAACAAGGTGGCGTTTCTAAAAAAGGAACAGGTAGTGCGCCAGCAGATGCTCAACAAGGCGGAGCACTTGGAGTACCAGGAGCAATTGACGGAGTTAAACAAGGTTTCACAGGCGACAAACCAGCAGCAGCTGGCGCCACAGACGCTAGTACAGCGTCAACAGCAGGTAGTAAGCCACAAGCGGTACAAACACCAGCAGCGCCAACTAATCCAGCTAAACAAGAGCCAGATAATACTGCGGCACCGGCAGCAACTAATGCGCCACAAGCGCAAACACCAGCTAATACAACTGCACCGGCTGAACCACAAGCACAAGCTAATACAACTCCACCGAAAGCAGCAGCGCCGGCAGCACAAACACCAGCTGAACCAAAAGCAGCAGCACCAGCAGCAACTGATGCTCCACAAGCACAAGCTGAGCCAGAAGCTGAACCAACAACACAAGCTGCACCAAAAGCAGCAGCACCAGCAGTTCAACTGCCTAAAGATATTCAAACACAAATTGATAAGCTAGACGCAAAGCAAAAACAAGAACTTTTAGGAATGCTATAATGAGAATTTCACACTTAACAACAAACACAAAATTAATTACAGAGGGTTGGAACGATCCTAGAATGACATTGTTAGAAACAAAAGTTATTCAGCCTTGGGTTGGTGACATTGAACGTTATGTTGTTGAAGCAAATTTATCACAGGCCCAAGTTGGTGAGTTGTTTAAAAACATTGAAACTGATTCTAACAGCGCCGGTGGTAATAGAACAGGTATTGGTAAAGGTGTTGATGTTGCTAAACTTCCTATCGAAGCAGTTAAGTGGATTGATGGTAAAATTAAAGAGCTAGGTAAAGCAGTACAAAACACAGGCCCAGTTCAAAATATAGACGCTAAGTTCGCTGAACTAAAAACAAAGATTGGCGAAAAAGACAGTAAGGTAGTTAAAGCAGTTAAGGTTGTTAGTGATTGGGCAAAAGCCAATCCAGGCAAAGCAAGTATAGCAGTTGCTATTCTAACTGCGGCAGCAGCAATTGCAGGTGGACCACTAGGCGGTGCAGTAGCAGGTTTCCTTGCTAGAGCTACTAAAGATTTGTTGCAAGGTGAAAAACTTTCAACAGCAGTTGGTAAGTCAGCTAAGACAGCAGCAATTGGTGCTTTGATTGGTATGGCATCAGAATATATTGCAGCTGACGAAATTGAAGCAATTGCAGATGGCGGAGCAAAACAAATTGCAGACCAGGCTGCTAAAATGGGAGCCGACAATCTTAAAGACACTATGGAGTTAATGCCAGATGATGTAGCGGCTGTATGGGAGCAAAATCCTAACTTAGATGTATATGCAAAAACTTATCAGACAGATATTAGATTTGGAACAGGATACGGCGCAAGTTATCGAGGGGTAATGGAAACTGATCAAATAGAACAGCTAGCCAAACTTGCAAAAGAACTAACAAATGCTGAAGCAATAGATAGTTTTAGTAAAGAAGCAAATGAAGCAGCAATTAAGTACGTCGAGTACATGAAAAGTTTAACAGATACAAATGCAGATCTAAATATGGCTGCTGAATATCTTAGTGATGCTAAAGATTTATCAGATGCACAATTAGAAATTCTTGCTAACAGTAAAGCTGATTTAGCATCTACCGTTGAACAACTTAAACAAGCAGCACCAGCAGCAAGTGCAGCAGCACAAGGTGCTACAACAGCAGCAGTCGATCGTAAAAATTCACAAGAAAGTATTGTAACCAAAGGACAAAAACTTTCAGAAGGTCAAGTGTACATGTTGTTTACAAGAGTTGACAATGTAAACACACACATGTTAGAAAACAAATTAATGTTTGAAAGTGTGTTTGATGCAGTATCGTATCAAAACAGACAAGGATTAAATGAAGGACCGTTTGACGCACTTAAAAAAATTGGCTCCGGAATTAAAAAAGGTGTTAAAGCAGTTGGCGGAGCAATCAAAGGCGCAGCTAAACAAATGACTACAAAAGTTACTGCTGAAAAATTAAGTACTGCATGGAAGAAAGCAGGCTCACCTTCAGACTCAAATGAAATATACAACCTCATTAAAGGATTAGGTGTTAATGATGATGTTATTGCAGGTACTTACAACTCAATGAAAATTACTCCTCCAGGTGGAAAGACTCCTACAAAAGCAAGTCCAGCAGATAAAAAATCTGCAAGTGCAGGAGCAAGTGCAAGTGCAGGAGCAAGTGCAGGAGCAGGAGCAAGTGCAGGAGCAGGAGCAAGTGCAACAGACAATGATAAACTAAATTATCCTACAGGCACTCCAGATAATCCAGTAAAAGCAACTGGTGGAGACTATCCAGACGAACCTGAAGACTCAGGTACAGATGCTCCAGTAGATCCTGCAGCAGATCCTGCAGCAGATGTTAATAAAGATGGAAAAATATCACCTGACGAAAAAGATCGTGCTAATTATAAATCAAACTACAATGATATTTTCCGTGCAGATCTAAAACAACTAGCAGGACAAATTAAGAAAGCTGGACCTGAAGTTGTTAAGATTGTTAAGCAAAGATTAGCAGCCTAAAAGAAAGGTAAGTTTGTTTTCTTGGTTGTTTCTAAATTGCCCTTAATTATATCACTAATAATTTCACGCTCGTCTGATGATAAGTGCATAGCCGCAGTATAATCCATTCCACGCATATACCAACAAATCTGAAGGATATCTTTTTTAAGGGCCCTTGCATCTTTATCCAAATCATTGGAGATGCTAACGATCTCTGATACGGGCAGTGTCAGGATCTGTCTGCGAAAAAATTTGCTTGGTCCATTGTGATAGGCATAGCCCATTCGTGTTTACAACTTTCGCATTTTACATTTTGATCAGGTATACTGGATTTATCTTTCATAGCAGTAACCGTATCTAATAATCCTTGAAAAATTTCTTTGTCAGCGTTGTTGATAAACTCTTGGATTTGTGCTTTATCAGTTGAAGTACCATTCGGAGTTTCAATTTTAGAAATTACATCAGCAATAGTATCAACAGTAAGTTCTGTTAATTTTTTAAAACTCTTTTGAAACCTTTCAATTTTTTCTTCATCACTCATTGATTCGTCATTAACAATATTAAATACACGTTGTTGTTCGAGTGCTTTAATATTAGTTTTTGTCATTTGCTTGTAAGTGTATGGTTGAATTGTCATTTTTAATTCACCAATATTAAATACAGGGTTCCAAACATTAGACTGCGCTTGATTTAGATACTTAGTAAGTTCAACTGTGTATTTGTTTTCTTCACTGCATTTTGGACATGTAGAAAGCATATCCATTTCATCACCGTAGGTTGCAATTCGAATAGCCATAAGTACCGCATCAACATCAGTAGTAGGCATTAACCAAGGTTGTACAATGGCAGGAATACAACTCTTAATAACAGCTACAGTACTTTCACCTGATAGTAATGCGTCTGGGGTTTTCATCATTAGTTCGTCTTTAGCTGTCATAGCCATGACTGGATAATCTCCATTTTCACTTTTATCTAACGCTCCGTCTGGATAGAAGTCGCCGTCGGACGGTAGTTTAATATAAATTTTTGGTTGTCTATAATAGCCAGCAAGTGGGTTTGCAGGCGGCTGTGTTACTGTAACTGTGGGCGCAATGCTAGATTGTTCCTCTTTTTCTACATTTGATGTAGAGTTTTGTTCTGCCATGGTTTAATCTCCGGTAAATACATTATATGTTTAAGATACTTAGTTAAAGTATTTATATGCGCAGTTAACTGGATTATAACAAATATGGCCGAAGTAAAAATTGATATACCTGGAATTGGCGAAGTTACCGCTATTAATGCTGCCTCTGAAGCTACCTTAAAAGAAATTTTAAAAGCACTAGGTGGCAAAGGTGGCGGCGGTGGCAGTGGCGGTGGCGGAAATCAAAGCCAAGCTGCTAATGTTGCAATGGCCAACTTAGGAAAGACAACAACTAAACAAACTGGCATGATGGCCAAGATGGGTGCAGGTGCTAAAGCAGTTGGTGCTGGATTTGCCAAACTAGGAGCAGGCGCATTAAATGTTGCAGGCATTATGGCAGATGTGTCAAATGCACTATCAAAAAGTTTAGCAGCATTTTCAAAATTAGATAACAGTGTTACAGGTGCAGCAGCATCTATTCCGTTTTTAGGCGGAACATTCGCAGCATCAGCTGAAGCATTAGACAAACTAGTTAAAGCAACCCAAGGCGCTTCGAGCTCTGGTGCAAGTTTTGGAGGTTCAGTTCTCGAATTAGGTAATGCAGCCGCTAGGTCAGGTATGACAATTAATGAGTACAGTAATTTTGTTAGACAAAGCGGAGAAACATTTAGGCTGTTAGGCGGAAGCGTTGAAGCAGGTCGAGTACGTTTTGATTCATTGTCCAAAGAAATGCGCAAGTCAAACATGATGACAGAACTTAACATGTTAGGGTATACTACTCAACAAGTTAATGAAGGCATGGGACGATACACAAAAATTCTTGGAGCAACAGGAAAGTTACAAGGCAAAACAACCAAACAGATTGCAGCTGAGTCAGCAAAATATATGAAAGAGATCGATCTGTTAGCAAAAGCAACAGGCAAGGAAAGGTCAGTACTTGAAGCAGAACAAGATGCACTACTCAAAGATGCACAGTTCCAAGCTAAAGTAGCAAGTATGACTGGGCCAGCAGCAGATGCACTAAGGGCTACAATTAGCGGAATGCCTGCAGGACTAGAAAGCGTTGCCAAAGATATTATTTCAACTGGTACTGCAACCACTGATGCATCAAGAGAATTTACAGCAATGATGCCTCAAAGTGCTTCAATGATGCAAGAGTTTGCAAGAATTACTGAAGCTGGTGGAACAATATCAGAAGCTCAAAGAAATGAATTAAACAATCTAATGTCTACAGAAGGTAAGATAAGAAAAGAACAATACAGGGATCAAGGACGTTTTAATGCAGACATGGCTCCAACTTATATGGGCATTGTTAATGCAAGTAACTTACAAGTAGATGCAATTAAAAATGCTGCAAAAGAACAAGAAAAACAAATTAAAGTTAATGACGGTGCAACATCTGGTATGGAAGCATTGGGCAGACGTGTAAACGAAATTTCAATTGAATTTACAAACTTATTAGCATCAAGCGGTATTATGCAATCTATGATGAATGCATTTGAACTTATAGCAGATATTAATAGAAATATACTTGCACCAGCACTTAGGGTGTTAAACGCAATACTAATGCCAATAGTTGATTTTCTTTCAGCAGTGCTTTCACCTGTGATTAAGGTAGTAGGATACGGACTTGGACTATTAGCTGATGCTGTTGAGCTAGTACTTACACCTTTCAAATGGATGACTGTGATAATAAAAGGAGTATACGAAGCATTAGAACCGTTAGCAACTATAGTTGGAGTAAATGTAGTAAGAGCGTTTAATAAAGTATCAGATGCAGTTACAGACACACTAGAACCGGCATTTGATTTTGTTGGCAGGATTGCCAGCAACGTTGGAGATTTCTTCCAAGATAATTTACAACCTGCTATTGAAAGTGTATCTAACTTCTTTAGTGGCACGTTTACTAAAGCAATGGATTACGTAAAGACAGGACTTGTTTATCTAGGAGATGCGTTTGAAATAATTATGTCTCCAATTGTTTATCTAGGTGGCAAGGTGTCTGATGTGTTTACAGCAATGTATGACTATATGGTTCCGTTGATCAACGGTTTTGCATCCATGGGCGATGTTGTTGATTTAGTGAAATTGAAATTCTCAGCAGTACAAATTTCTATGATGGAATTCTCATTAGGGGTTAAGAAGATCATGGATAAACTGAACCCTTTCGGTGACGCTGCGGAAGAGGCTGCGGATCATCAGCGGCAACAGCTAATAATTGATCAAGCTCAGGCAACGTACGAACAAAAAGAACAAGCTATAGCTGTGAGATTTGCAAACAACAGAGAAGCATATGCAGCTGAGAAGCTCGAATCTGACAAAGCCAGAGATCTAGAACGAGCAGCACGTGACGCAGCACTTGATGAAAAAGAAGCAGAAGCTCAGAGAAAACTATATGCCATAGTAGACAAAACAGTAGGCAGCTTTACTGCCCAAACCGATATACTCGGAATGACAACCAAAACGCTAGAGAAAGAAGTTGACTTAAAGAAACAAAGCCAAAGTTTAGACGGCATAGCTGCTTTGAAAGACTTTGCAACGAACAACAAATCATTCTTAACTAACGTTACACCCAAAGTAGCACAAGCTTCTGTAAGTAGTGCTAAAATTAAAGGATCTGCTACAAATGTTCATCCAGCTGACGGAACCAATGCACTTGATGTACTTGCTGATGAAAATGTTAAACGAGCAGAGGTTAATAAATCTATAAGTAACCAAGATTTAGGAAGTTCAAAGGTAAATCAGTTAAATACTGATATGAATAGAATGGTTGCGTTACAATCGGAAACTTTGAAAACACAGAACAGAATATTAGCTGCTATTGAAGAGCAGAATGCATATTCATAAAGGATAAACATGAGCTGGAAAAAATACTTTACACCCGTAGCAACTGAAAACTCAACTGGAAGTTACAGTCCAATTAGTGGCGGTGGCCGCCCAGGTCCAGCAAGATCAAACTACAGTTCCTATTTGCCTGATGTATATGCAGGCAGTCCAAACCGTATTGAAAAGTATATGCAATATGATACAATGGATATGGATTCAGAAGTTAATGCAGCATTAGATATTCTAGCAGAATTTTGTACAGGTAAAGATAAAGGAAATTTAACTCCTTTCAATTTTAACTTTAGAGGCGCACCGTCGGGTACTGAAACTAAGTTGCTTAAAGAAGCAATGCAAAAATGGACTAAACAACAGCAGTTTGAAACAAGAATGTTTCGTATTGTAAGAAATACATTTAAGTATGGAGATTGTTTTTTCCTTAGAGATCCCGAAACTAAAAAATTACTTTATGTCGATCAAGCCAAAGTCTCAAAAATTATTGTTAACGAATCACAAGGTAAACTACCTGAGCAGTATGTAATTAAAGATATCAACTTTAACTTTAAAGACCTAGTTGCAACTACTCCACATGGAACAATGAACACTGCACCTAGCGGAACTAGTTCATATACAAGCGGTGGCGGATTTGGAAGAGGCATGGTTGGTGATGCAGCACAACCTCCAGGAACAAGATTTCATAATCAACAAAATGAAATTACAGTTGATGCAAGTCACATGGTACATATTTCATTAAGCGAAGGCTTAGACAACAATTATCCTTTTGGTAATTCATTGCTTGAAAGTGTGTTTAAAGTATACAAGCAAAAAGAACTACTTGAAGATGCTATCATCATTTATAGAATTCAACGTGCGCCTGAAAGAAGAATCTTTTATGTTGATGTAGGTAACATGCCTGCACACATGGCAATGAGCTTTGTTGAAAAAGTTAAAAATGAAATTCAGCAAAGACGTATTCCAAGTAGTACAGGTGGTGGCACAAGTGTTATTGATGCAAGTTATAATCCATTAAGTACTAACGAGGATTACTTCTTTCCACAAACTGCTGAAGGCAGAGGTTCTAAAGTTGAAACATTACCAGGTGGTACAAACCTAGGTGAAATTACAGACTTAAAATTCTTTACTAACAAACTATTTAGAGCATTAAGAATTCCAGCAAGTTATTTGCCAACGTCAATTGATGATCAAGCAAACACAGTTTCAGATGGTAAAGTAGGAACAGCATATATCCAAGAATTAAGATTTAATAGATATTGCGAAAGACTACAAAACATCATGGGAGAAGCATTTGATAAAGAATTTAAATTCTGGTTAGATCAAAATGGTTACAACATTGATCCATCGTTGTTTAATATTAACTT